GAGGCCGGAACTCGTGCTTTTGAACTTATCAAGAAGAGTAACGAAACCTTCGGCATCAATTGGAAATTTGATCCGGAAGCGTTGACGGCCGCCAAGATCAGTTCTTCCACGATCAAAAAGCTGAGCGCTCTCGGCCTAACGAAAAAGGGAGGAATGGCGCCGTCTGAAGTAATGGAACTCATGCGAGGTCAGGGCAATGCGTTCGCCACTGTTCAAGACATGGTTCAAGGACTTCTTGACGGAGCAAGAAAAGACGAGCGCATCGAAGAAGAAACAACTCGCAGATGCATTGAGAAGTATTCCGAAAACTTTACTCAGGCAGGCATCGATGCTCAGATTACTGAGGCTCTACAGAACGAAGCCCGGGCAAGATTTGTCGCAACAGAGTTTAAGTATTTGGCAGGGAGCCCTGCAGGAATCAGCCAGAGAATGATCAATGAAGCAGCTAAACGTTCTGCCGAATTGATGCTGGCCAACATGCCTATTTACAACGTCAATCCTCGGAACTTTGTGGCAATGCAGGCAAGAGCCTCCAGAAAGGCTTATGAAGCATTGGCCAGCGGGGATAAGGGAAGAGCCGCCGCATACAAGCGACAGCAGTTGATGTATCTACAGGCGGCGCTTCAGGCTTTGGATGTCGACAAGCAAGTGGATCGCTTTGAACGCATCCGCAAAAAAGCTTTCTCTGCAGATAAGAAACTTGCTAAGACTTATGACCTTGATGTCCTTAATGTACTTCGCGCTGTCTTCAATATTGAAGGCTTTGGAAAAACTAAACCCGAAGATGTAGACCTTCTGGCTGTAGAGAAAACTATCAATGTTTTTGAAGAGATTGCTCGTCCCACTTATGAGATGTTGGATGGAATATTTAAACGTTACAGAGGACTTCAGGGAGGCCGAGGGTACAGCACTTTGACTTACGGTGACTTCCTGGCCTTAGCAGAAGATGTGAATATGCTCTTTGCGATCTCTCGTCAATGGAAGGAAACTACTCGTGAGGCAAAAGCAGAAGCTCGTGAGCAAGCGGCTAAGGAGTTGATTGCCCAGATGAGCACACAGAATCTGTCTTACAACACAGTGGGACAGACAGAGGCAACAACCGCTTATGAGAAATTCAAACAAGATGGCCTCCTGAGTCTCGGATCTGCGCTTGTTCGTGTTGAGTCTTGGTGCAACAAAATGGATACAGGCAATCCCAACCATCCGTTCAGATCCTACATCTACGATCCGGTTGCTCAGGCCACGGCTAAATTCCGCAACCGTAACAGTGAACTTCAGCAAAAGCTCGCAGAGATAATTAAACCGATGCAGAAGGAATGGCTGTCTCGGACGGACATCCACGCTCCGACTCTTAACTACACGTTTAGAACTAAGGCGGAGCTTATCGGAGCTCTTCTTCATACCGGCAATGAATCGAACAAAGAAAAGCTCTTGCTCGGTGGTAGAGGAAAGGGGAACGCCTGGGCCGAGATGGTTGAAGACCAAGAGGGCAATAAAAAATTAGATACTAAACGATGGGATCAATTCATTTCCCAGTGTTACGCTGACGGCACAATCACCAAGGCGGACATGGATTTCGTACAGCAGGTATGGGATCTTCTGGAATCGACAAAGGAGGATGCGCAGAAGGCTTACAAGAATCTATACGGGTACACCTTCAAAGAGATTGAAGCCTCTCCGATTCAAACTCCGTGGGGAGAATATCGAGGCGGTTATGTTCCGGCGACAACGGATAAATACCTTGTGGCAGACAAGGCCACGTTTGATGAAATTGACCAGCTTACTAAGACAGACTCGCTGAGCCAAATGCCGGTATCAAATCCTGGCTTCACAAAAACTCGAGCCTCTGACTATCACGAACCTCTGAGCTTTGATATGGCGATCATTTCAAACCATATTTCCTCAGTTCTGAGATTCTGCTATATCGCCCCAGTCGCTCAAGATGTCGCCAAGCTGCTTATTAATAAGGATCTGAAGGAAAGAATCGATTCTCAGGATCCTACGACCATGAAAGACATGCTTAAGCCCTGGCTTAAACGGTCCTATACCCAGGATGTCAGTGACGGGAAAAGCGGCTGGATCAGCAAGAAACTCAATGAACTCAGAGGTATCGCCGGCATCAACATCATGATGGGCCACATCGTAAACGCTCTGCAGCAGTTCACGGGATTCTCAATTGCCCTTACTAAGGTTTCCGGAAGAAATCTCATTGACGCCGCCGGAGTCTTTGCCCGTGACCCGAGGAGGGTAACAGAACAGATCACTCAGCTTTCTCCTTTCATGATGTCTCGCCTCAATGACCGTGCGATGGAGTTTCAGTCTCAGGTCTATAAGATTTCCTCTACCCAGGACAACCGCGTTACAAAACAAAAAGGAATCTTTAACAAGACGGTTGCCGCTAAGGCTAAATATATTCAGCCTGTCCATGACTTCCTGATGAGAAAAGGATATTTCTTGCAGTCTTTATGCCAGATCCCGATTGATGCGATTACGTGGGTCGGAGCTTACAACCAGGCGCTGCAGAAAGGACGAACCACTGAGGAAGCGGTACTGGATGCAGACTCGGTTATCCGTACGACTATGTCAGACTTCTCTCCGGAAAACGTTGCGAATGTTGAAACAGGAAATGCTTTGTACCGCTCCTTCCTTGTTTTCTACAACTACTTCAACATGCAGTTCAATCTTCTCAATGAGCGCTTCCACGCAGACAGCATGGAGAAGAAACTGATTAAGCGTTACGGCATGTATGCTCGTGACGCTCTCTTAGTTGTGACGATTCCATCCGTTGTTGCAAAACTCATTGAAGCGGTGGTCTTTGGAGATCCGGACACAGGCGATGATGACGAATTCGGCATGGACGATATGCTGAGAATGTTGGCCTCGGAATCCTTTAAGAACGCTGTGGCTATGGCTCCTATTGCCGGACAATTTATTAACACTGCCGGTGCTAGCTTAGCCAAAGATCAAAAAGGCGGAGCAGTTTCGGACGTTGCGCGATTCATCTGGGGAACCGATCCTTATGTTGGCAGGATTATGACCGCTCCGGCTTATGGCCTTATCGAAGGAAGCGGCAAGGCGATTCAACAAACCGTTGAGATCCTTAACGATGAGGATGTGAATGCCCGCTCCTATACCCGCAATATGCTCGATCTTCTCTCTGTGGTAACGGGGCTGCCGCTTGGCTTCCTCAAGAAACCGCTGGGCTACATGGCGGGAGTTGAAGCGGGAGACATCCAGCCGGCGGACTCTGGTGAATTTGTTCAGGGAGTTCTCTCCGGCAAAGCGAAGAAGGACTAAGAACCCGTCCATAAACCTCCTTGCTGTCAAATGAAAATTGATGGCAAGGAGATCGCTAATGTCAATTTCTCAAGAACTGCGGAGAGCTGGTCCTTATATCAGTGACGGCTCGACAAAGGCCTTCACATTCAGCTTTAAAGTGATGAAGGGATCCGACTTGTCCGTTGTCGTTGCTGACAACAAGGACACTTCGGTCTCCGAGACGCTTGCCTCAACGAACTACACGGTTACGCTCAACGATAACCAGGAAAATTCGCCCGGAGGTACAGTCACTTTAAACAATGCGCTTCCGTCCGGAAAAGCGCTGGCGATTCTTTCGAATGCGCCTTTCCTTCAAGAAAAGGTCTTTACTAATGGCGGGGGCTTCTATCCGGAAGTTCTAAATAATGCACTGGATACTCTG